CATTTTTCTTTTGGTTTCTTCTGACTTAGGAAGAAGTGTCCGACCTTTTAAAGACATACTTATTTTTTGTTTGTGTTCTTCAGTTAAAGTTTTTCCAATATTATATCTTCTCAATTTTTCAATAGTTTCTTTTGATTTAACTACATTAAGTGAATGTTTATTCCCAATCATTTTTATGGACATTTGTTTTGAATGATTTATTTTTGAAAATTCATACAATATAGAATTAGAATATCTTGATTCGTTTTTTCTAGTGTTCATTTTCCAAAATGCGTTAATCATTTTTTGTGTTCTATAATGATGCAATCCATATCTTTGGATACAAATTTTCTCCAATAATGCGTGTGCTATGTAATGTTCTCTTGCTGTAAGAACAACAACCCTATTGTTTTTTCCAAAAATACTTACTGGAAATGTGTGGTGTTTTTCTGTATAACCTTCAGGTGGAGTTCTATTCTCTGCTTTCCTAATGAGGTTACAATAAACATTTAGATAGTTCATTTCTATTCTATTGAGACTGCATTAGTATTTATGATAAAAAAGGTGCCCGAAAGCACCTAATTTTACCTATGAAAATGCAGTCTCAATAGGTGTAATTATTTATTATTGATATAATCTTATGTTATCACCTCTTTTTAGGGTCGCAGATAAAAATTGTGCAGATCCTTTTTTATATGGCATAATATCATCAAGATCATTAAAGATTACATTTAAATACTGTGGTTTAAGAGTAAAGATATTTCTCTTATCTTCTTCTATTTGAAGTTCGTATTCGTGATTGGTTACTGCCGCAACAAAAGAAGTAGATGGAACATATACAGAGTACCCAAGACCATCATCCCAATACTCATAGTAGTAAGAGTTTGCTGTAACCGTAGAAGTTTCTGGAACTAAGAATAGTGCTTCTTCTTTTCTTGGGTTTGATAATATTGGGGATGCAATATTAGGAACAACAGGAAGTTCATATCTAAAACCAGTTACAACATTTCCACTTTGGGCAAGTATTTCTGTTACAACGTGTCTTCCATTATACACATTCTCTGTTACATTATTGATTGCAACTTCATCACCAATTTCTAAACCAGGAATACCATTAACAAGATAAACAGTAACAGTTGTTGAAGGAATTACAGAATCTCCGGATGATATAACAGCAACTTGAGTGTTTACAATTTCTACAAAGTTTCCATTTGTTTTCCAAGTAGGAGAAATTCTGAGTCCACTTCTTAGAACTATTCTACCAATAGAATCTCTGACTTCTTCGGTTTCATAATGATGGATACCAGAGTAAAGATTTTCATATGATCCATATTTTTGAAGCATTACTTCATCAAATGTTCCTTGTGTCATAGGCCATTCTGATTGAATATTCAGAATGTTGTTGGAAAGAAGAACAACCCAATCAAGAGTTGAATCTCCATAAAGTTTGAATGCGACATTATCGGGTCTTTCATCACCAATGATTTTATACTTAGTGAAGAAGTTAAGATTTCCAAAGATATCTTCTCTTAACTTTCCTCTCTTAAAAAGATTTTTGACAGCAACATAGTCGGAGATGTTTTGTTCTCCTGCATTTCTGCTGACATACTCGAAGTTAGGAACTTGTCTGAAGTAAGGTCTTGTCATCTTAGTACTCTATTTTAGTTGAATCTGTATAATCTCTACTATAAACAGGTTCAAGTTCTTGGAATTGTAAAGTCATAGTGTAAGAAACCATTGTTCCATCAGGATATGTCATATATGTTCCTAATGGAGTATAATCAACCGAGCAGTTTGTAAGAGCACATTCTTTAATTAAATTTATCCCAGTGTGTGCTGCTCCATTATATTGATATTCTATTTTGAAAACATTTGGTGCAGATAAAAATAATCCAGCATCACCTACAATAGGTGCCATGTTCTTTTTAAAATAGTTTATTATTGTTTTTACAGTTTTTGCTTCATTTGCACTTCTAGGTGATAATTTGAAAGTAAAACTAAAAGGTCTTAATTGAGGACTTTGAAATAGAAGCTCTAAATTTGGATTAAGAACTTTTCCATTTAATCTAGAAAGAAGATTGTTAACACCAACTGCTTGACCTGCAAGGTAAGTTCTTACTTCGGAGGAACTTGCTCTTAATGATTCTATTGCTTCTCTAAAAGCGTTAGTAGCTTCTTGAGTTACATCTCTTGCACCTCCCGATTCCATTATTCTTCTCGATAATCCAACTGCATACGATTCAATTGGATTTAATGTATCGGGTTCCCATCCTACGGAGTTTTGATCCGTTATTGATGATTGAATTGGTAAAAAAACTGACGGACCAGTTGGACTATATGTTACTGATTCTATTTCAAAACCTTGACTTGGTATTCTGTTTGGATTTGAAGAGTAAGTTAGTGCTTGAAACTTAATTCTATCCTGACCAGATGATGCAAGATCTTCGGGATATATTAATCCAACTCCTCCATTTTGTGGATTTTCATTCTCTTCTGGAGTATTTGGATTTGTTGGTGTAGAACCTCCTGGTGCTCCAGGTTGATTTGGATCAGGTTGACTTTGGGTAGTCCCTTTGGCATCATCAATTGATTGTTGAATAGCACGTCTAAAATTAGAATCTCCTTGTGCAAGGGCATTTGCAAAACCTGGATCTGCAGCTCCATCTGCAGTTGGAGCTGGAATATTTATTTTTCCATCTTCTATAGAGTACCCAGCATAAAGAACCCGATTTCCATCGTTATCTATTTTAAAAATTCCTCCACCAGTGCCGAGAAAAGTGGTAACAAACACTCCTTGAACATTAGGTAATCTATATGGTTTAGATTCTGCCATTATGGACTTTTTTATCTATTTAGTCCTGTATCTAATTAGTTTCATATAATTCAAAGATCTTAAATAATCTATTTCATTTTGGTTTATGATATGAAGTTGTCCAAGAACTTCTTGCCATGTATAATTTCGCATGGTTCCCCAGTGAAAATTTAGTCCAACAAACCCCCATTTCTTAATTTCTGAAACTGCAACAAGAGGGTGTTGGTCATAATAAACTTCTTCAGTTGGCATTCCTGGATATTGTTTACTTCTATCTTTTACAGTTTTTGCTTTATAAACAAAGGTGTAATAATTTCCAGGTCTAGGTATAATTTCAACATCTTTGAAAACTTCTAAGATGTTCATCATAATTTCTTCTGGGTCCGATACGTTTTGATTTTTTCTTTTTAAAAGTTGAATTCTAGATTGAGATCCTGCTCTTTGATAATCTTTGTCTTTTTCTATTAAGTCAATTAATTGTTGTTTAGATAATCTGTCATAAACGCCTATTTTACCAACACCAGATTCGGTTGTGTAGTATACAGAATACGTTCTTGCAATCTGAATTAATTCGGATTTTGTATATTGACTTAAAGATTTTTCGTATCCCGTAAGTGCCATTACTTGATTCCTAATTCTGATTCGGTTATGATACGAAACTCAAGCATTCTATCTTTGCACCATTCTTGTGCGGCTTTCCACTTTGCCTCATTCACCGCATAAGTTTTCACTTCGTTGATGTAGGTTCTTGTTCTTTTTTTACTTGTTTGAACAGGAGGCATAGTTTGTCTTTTGGGCTTAATCTCAATTACATACTTTTTAATCTCACCAGATTGCTCACGAACTTTGATAATAAAATCTGGAAAGTATCTTCGGACTCTACTGGTGGTGGGATCAAAGTATGGAATGAAAAATTCTTCCGATCCATACTCTAATATATTTTCATTTCGATCACACCACTTCATAAACTTGAGTTCCCACCCACTACGATAAACGATATTATTTGGATCTCCAAGATATTTTTGTGGGTTTTGAGGTCTGAAGTATCCTTGATTATATTTTCCGTCACGAGGCATTTTTCCAACCTTTTACACTTTTTCTTTTGCCAGATAGTAACTCAGATAAATGACCTGAACTGATTTTCAATTCTTTAGCAGCATGACTTAAACAAGTAAATTCATAGATTTGATTATCTTTTATTATTTTCCCTCCTTTATGAAGTGTCGGTCTCTTAGTTCCCATTGCTGATATACTCATTTTCATTTTAGTTTCTTCAGAATGTTTCTGACCTAACATTCCAGGAAAATGAATGCCACATTTAATATACTCAAAAGTTTCTTCTAAAATAGTTGCACCTTCAATATTAAAAACTTCGCATATTTTAGTGGTGTCAAATTTGTAACTTCTTTCTGCCATTATACATAATATATCGGTAGAAGTATTTATAGATGGCCAGTTCTTCTGGAGCTCCTAGAGCATCTATTGTAAGAATGTCGGAGGTTAAGCAGAAGTTATTAAGACCTGCTTTAACCTCTCATTTCACATGCAGATTTCAACCTCCAGAAACTATGAGAGGTTTTCTTTCTAGCAGACCAGAATCGGATTATTTTAATAGAAATAATCAAGATTTGATTGAAATATCTTGTTCCGAAGCATCACTTCCGGGATCTTCTTTAATTACAAATGAAATTAATGATGATAGAACTGGAGTTACGGAGAGATTAGCTTATCGTAGACAATATGATGATAGAATTGACTTTACTTTTTATGTTGATAATGACTATAAAATTATAAAATTCTTTGAGAGTTGGATTGCATATTGTGCTGGAGAAGATTTGCAGGAAGATTTGGTGAAAAGAGAATATTTTTATAGAGTTAACTATCCACAGAACTATCAAACAGATTCTCTTTATGTGACTAAATTTGAGAGAGACATAAATGGTGGGTTGGAATATAGATTTATTGGAGCATATCCAATTAGCATAAATTCAATGCCAGTTTCTTATGATTCTTCCGAACTATTGAAGTGTTCGGTATCGTTTAGTTATATGAGGTATGTCATTAGTAAGCAATTACGGGAACCTTCCGGAAAAACTCCTACACCAATTACAGAACCAGGACAAATTCCACCCGAAGGAATTCCTGATAGAGATATTCCAGGAACAACAATTTTCCCATCAGCAGATTATATACCACCTACATACAATCAATCTGCAGGATCTTCTGCCATCGTATAATAAATAATAACAACTGAAACTTCTATAGGACATTATGCCTTTACCAAAGATTTCTACGCCAACTTATGAACTTGAGTTGCCATCTACAGGTCAAACAATCAAATACAGACCTTTCCTTGTAAGAGAAGAAAAATTATTAGTTCTCGCATTAGAATCTGAGGATACGAAACAGATCACTACTGCAATTAAAACAGTTATCAAGAACTGTATTGAGACAAAGGGAATTAAAGTAGAATCACTTCCCACATTTGACATTGAATATCTTTTCCTCAATATTCGTGGTAAGTCAGTTGGAGAAGAGATTGAAGTAAATATTATCTGCCCCGATGATGAAGAGACAACGGTTCCTGTAAAGATTGACGTTGACTCTATTCAAGTTCAAAAGAATCCAGAGCATAATAATAAGATTAAACTTGATGATTCTATTATGATGGAAATGAAGTATCCATCACTCAATCAATTCATTAAGAGTAACTTTGACTTTACTGCAGATAATACAATGGATCAATCTTTTGAACTGATTGCATCTTGTATTGATAAGATTTATACTGAAGATGAAGTTTGGGCATCTGGTGATGTGACCAAGAAAGAATTAACTGAGTTCTTGGATCAAATGAACTCATCTCAGTTTAAAGAAATTGAGAAGTTCTTTGAAACGATGCCTAAACTATCTCATACTATTAAAGTTAAGAATCCAAATACTGAAGTTGAAAGTGAAGTGACACTGGAGGGTCTCTCAAGTTTTTTCGCATAGGAATGTCCCATATGGATCTTGAGAACTACTTCAAACTTAATTTTGCGTTAATGCAGTATC